AGAAAATCATTAGTTAAAGATTATTAAATATTAACTAACTAATAGATAAAATGAATGATGGATTTTTACTAAACCGTAATCATAATTACTATATAGGTAAAAACATAATTTATAAGAAATATTTATGTAAGGATTGTACTCAAAAAAAGAAAGAATATGAATTATGTAAAGATGATGATTGTGATCCAAAAGATATATCCAATCTAGGATATATCGAAATCGGATTAAGCAGACAATCAATCATATTAACAACTCCTGTCATGGTATGTCCGTTTGGTTTTCATAAAGGGACAAATACATTAACTTTACAATTTACTAATTTTAAGACAGACCCTGAAATGAATAGTTTTTTAAGATTTATTAAAGAACTAGAATTACAACAAATGCAATATATTGGACTTGAAGAAGAAGAAGCAGATTTATATTTATCACAAATAAAGGTCGATGATCAAATGAAATATGATCCAAATTTAATATTAAAGGTTCCTTTTAAAAATAATGGTTATGATGTAAGTATAAAAAATAAAGGTTCTTCTATCTCTGTGACAAATATATATAAATGGACAAAATTAAAGTGTGATATATATATTGATAAAATATGGAAATTTAATGGTAAATATGTTTGTAAATGGAAAGTAAAGAACATCCTGATTAATTAAACGCGTTAATTTTATTGATAAAGTATCTAGTAAATTGTAAAATGACGAGTAATATTGTTAAGTGTGATGATGTAAAGATGGATAAAATAAACTATACAATACCTGAAAAGAATGGACAGTCATATTTCTCATCTATCAGTTATGGTGATTCTTTGAATCCATTTTATATTCAAACCCCCAAATTATTATGTAAGACGAATATTTCCGATATGGAGGGTAAAAAGATCCCTTATTTGGATGTTGAAGTACCAAGTGGGAAAATGAATATTTATGATTTTTTATTATCTCTCGATGATAACAATATCAAAACAACTGTTAAAAAATCAAAGGAATGGTTTGGAAAGGATATCCCTCTTCAAGCAATTGACGATATGTATAGACGTACGACGAAACCATTTAAAAAAAATACAGCACCTCAAATTAGATTGAGATTACCTCTTATTAAAAATGAAATTAAGTGTGGTGTTTATAATCAGAACAGGATTTTTATTGGAACTGATGAAGTTAAAGAAGGTTCTGAAGTTGTTCTTATATTACATATAAGAGGGTTAAAAGTTTTAAAAACAACTTATTATTGCGATTGTTATATAACACAAATAAAGTTATTTCAAGAAAAAGAAGCAAGGTTTAATATTATTAAAGATTATAGTATTTTAGATGATGAAGATGATGAAGAGAAAGAATTAGGGGATATATTTAGTGAAGAGATTTTTAATTCGTTTCAAGAAGAGGAAAAGAAGAAAGCAGAGGAAAAGAAAGTAAAGGAGGAAAAGAAGAAAGCAGAAGAGGAAAAGAAGAAAGCAGAAGAGGAAAAGAAGAAAGCAGAAGAGGAAAAGAAAGTAAAGGAGGAAAAAAAAAAATTAGAAGAGGAAAAAAAGAAAGTAGAAGAGGAAAAGAAAAAACAGTTGGCAGAAAGAATTGAAAAAAAGAAGAAAGAATTATTAGAATTAGAAAGTTTAATTAATTAATTTTTATCTTTTTCTTTATTTTTTTTTATGTTTTATATATATAAAATGGATTGTAAAAAACTACTTATGTATGGACTTATTATTTTAGTTGGATTATACTTGTTAAAAGACATCTGTGGATTCAAAATACCTTTCTTTGAAGGTCTGGCGAACATAGATACCCCTTCTGGAACACCAAGTGGTACTCCTTCTGCTACAGGGGCATTACCAAGTGATCCTGAAAGTTATGTCGAAGCATCCCTTAATAATGATATTCCTGCGTGTCAAAAGAAAGAACCATTAACACCTAAAGACCTTTTACCTAAAAATCAAGCGGCAGAAGATTTCGAAAAACAGAACCCCGATGGTGAAGGTATTCTAAAAGGTGTTAACTACCTTGATGCTACATTCCATGTTGGCGTGAATACTGTAGGACAGAGCCTAAGAAATGCGAACTTAAATTTAAGAGCGGAACCACCAAATCCACGTGTTGCGGTAAGTCCTTGGTTAAATTCGACTATCGATACTGATTTAAGTCGCAAAGCTTTAGGGGATAATTTAAATTAAAATAAATTTGATAAATTAAATAAAGATAAAAGTTATATACTAATATAAATGGAAACAAATAAGTTCAAAGCAAACCCCTATAATTTGAATAATCATCTAATCACTCTCAATGATATCATTAATATTATGGAAAAACTTAATATTAATGATTTCTCTACCACTAATTTAAAATTATATCAAAAATCTTTTATTCATAAGTCATATTGTAAGTTAAAGGATTATGAAGAATTTAAATATCCTGGGGATAATTATTTACCATTACAGGATGAATCTTATGAAACAATTGAATTCCTAGGTGATTCTATATTAGGAAGTGTTGTATCATCATATATCTATCGAAGGTTTCATATGATATATGGTGAAACAGAAGGGTTTTTAACTAAATTAAAAATCCGTCTTGTATGTGGTGAAAATCTTTCAGATGTATCTAAAAAAATGAATCTATCAAGGCACCTTATTATTTCAAAACATATTGAAGAAAACTGTTCGGGTAGGGAGAATAAAAATATATTAGAAGATGTCCTTGAATCATTCATAGGAGCATTATATTTAGATAAAGGTTATAATTATACAGAGAAGTTCATAATAAATCTCATTGAGACTTATTGTGATTTTACAGAAATTATTTTAAAAGATACTAATTATAAAGATCAGATTTCTCGATATTTTCAACAAACATTTAATGTATATCCAAAGTATAAGACTGAAAAATATGAAAATATTTTTAGAAGTTCGATTTTCAACGGTGAAACATTGGTTCAAATAGGAAGTGGTGAAAGTAAAAAAAAAGCAGAACAGGATGTTTCTAAGAAAGCATTAATACACTTTAACGTTATTACAGCATTTTAAATATTCTATTATATTAAATATAATCGATAATGTCAAATGAGTTTGTTATTGAAGATAATGTATATTCTGTCTTGCTAGAATATTTTGATGGAGATATAATTAATCTTGATAAAAAAGTTCTCGCAGGATTAAAGAAAGGAAAATATAAGAAAAAGGAAGTTGAACCAATTGATCCCAATGTCTATAAGGTATTAAGGAATATTTTAAAACTTGAAGAGAAGAAACCCGAACAATATGCTGAAATGGATTGGATTTATCCAGAAAAAGATAAAGAGGACGGTGAAGAGGACGGTGAAGAGGACGGTGAAGAGGACGATAAAGAGGACGATAAAGAGGACCGCGAAGAGGACCGCGAAGAGGACGGTGAAGAGGACGGTGAAGAGGAAAAAGAACCTTATATGTCGATTATCCCTCAGAGGAAAGCATTTATTGATTGGGTAAATAATGTTTTTTATCAAGAATTACTTGATTCTTATAAAGAGAGACCTGAAGAAGAAGAAGAAATTAAGATATATCAATATTTTGTTAAGAAGTATTTATCTATCGAAGCACCTTTACGTGGTCTTTTAATATATCATGGATTGGGCACAGGTAAAACAGCAACATCAGTTGTTACCGCAGAGGGATTATCTCTTAAGATGCCCATTTATACTTTTTTGCCTGCTTCTCTTGAAACAGAATATATGAAAGAAGTAAAATCGTGGGGGAATAATCTTTTTAAAGTAAAAAAAAATAATTGGGTTTTCTACCCTATTGATGAAATTAAAAGTAATCTTACATTGCGGAGGAAGTTTAAAAGTGAATATGGCATTGATGAGGACAGTATAAATACTATCTTTAATCGAACCAAAAAAAAGATTAAAAGTAAGTTAGATGTTGATGATCCCGAATATTCGAAAGATTTAGGAATTATTACAAAAAAATTAAATGATATTAAAGGTTTATTTATTCCTAGTGGACCACTTAAAGATGTTTATCGAGATATTTATACATATGATGGTAACGTAATTGAGAATAATTCTGATAAAATTCCAAAAGATAGAGAAATAAATATTATTAATATGAGTCTAAAAGATGAAAAATCGTTTTATTTAGATTATATTGAGGAGGAAATAAATGTTCTTATCAAGATGAAATATAATTTTATACATTATAATGGTTTTCCTAGGGTTGAAGATTTCGACTTTAAAAATAATCGTGGGAAGATACTTGATAAAGAAAAACTCACGGAAAATGATAAAATGGTTTTAACATTTGGGGAAAAATATAAAGAAAATTATGAAAATTATGGTATTCGTTCACCGTTTAAGGATAATGTAATCATTATTGATGAAGTTCATAATTTTGTTCGTGAAATTATCAATGAAAGTGTACCTGCGAATATATTTTACAATTGGATTGTTGATGCTGAAGATATTAAGATTGTATTTTTATCAGGGACACCGGTGATTAATAAACCAGCTGAAATAGCGATTTTGTTTAATATGTTAAGAGGTTCTTTATTAATCTTTGATTTCACCGTCAAATATGATAAAGACGAAACAGAACTACAAAAAGAGTTAAGGAATCATTTTTATAATGAAAATTCATCGATTGAACAGATCCATACTTCAAAAAAGAAAGGTAAGGTCATTTTATCGTTTACAAAAACAAAGACAAATTTTGAGTCTATTATGAATGATGATATAATAAAAACAATTAAATATAATAATCATGACCTTGATTCATTTTTTAATGAAATATATGATGGATTATACAAATTTTTTGATGAGAAAGATGTAATCCCTAAAAAGAGAGAATTAATGAGTAAGTCTCCCTATCAAGAAATGAAATTAGGTAAACAGGAAGTATTTGATAAAGATATCAATATCCCTTTTAACCGTAAGCAAAAGTTATTCGAAATTATACAAGATGATGAAATAATTGATTTATCATTGAACGAAAATTTTGTAGAGTATTTCTTAGATGACAGTTATAATATATCCCCTAAGAAAAGGGTATTTTTACGTCGAATGATATTAGGATTAACTTCTTATTACCCGATTGACAGAAAATCAATTAAATTTATGCCTCAAGTCGTTGATCCCCGTGAAATAGTCCCCCTTTATAAAGATTATACAATTGTTAAAAAAACAAATATAATCCTTTGTCCGATGGGACCGATACAATGGACAAGTTATGAAAACGAATATGCCCGTGAAAAAATGAGACGATTAAATAATATCCGTAAAAAAGATTTATACAATGATCAACAAAATTCAGATTATAGTATACGGACGCGACAAACATGTAATATTGTATATGATGATGATTCCTTTCGAAAAGGTAAAGATGAAGAAAAAAAAATTAAGACATATGAACGCATGAGACAAAATGGTAATTTTTCGTTTGAGGATAAATTAAACTTGTATGCTCCCAAATTTTATAAAATATTGGAAAATATAAATCGTTTTATTGAAGGTGAAACCCCCACTGGAAAAGTCTTATATTACAGTGATTTTAGAAAAGATTCCGGTTCAGAGGCATTTGAGCAAATATTACAAGAAAATGGATATGAAAAATATGATCATAATAAAAAAGATATCAATACACTTATTTCTGAAGGGTCAAAAAAGAAACGATATACATTTTTAACCGGTGAAGAAGAACAAGAATTAAGGAAATATAATAAAGAAGCATTTAATCATGATGAAAATGTGAGGGGTGAATATATTCAAGTTATTTTGATATCAAGTGCTGGTGCTGAAGGAATCTCTCTTAAATGTGTGAGACAAGTACATATTATGGAACCATTCTGGAATTATATACGCATCGATCAAGTTTTTGGACGTGCGATACGTATGAAATCCCATATCAATGAACTTCTACCAAAGGAAGAACGTAATGTTGAACAGTATTTATATTTATCATCATTACCAGGTGGAAATACAGTCGAGGAGGTATTTAATCAAATGAAACGCGAGAAATGGCCCGATGTTGAAGAAATAGAAATAGACAATGGTGATGATATAAAAATGATATTATTAGATAAACATAAACCTGTTTACAAGACAATTACCAAGATAATATCTATGAAAAAAGAAACTGGGAATAGAAGTGTGGATCAATTATTATTTGATATTATGGAACGTAAAAATGTGATTAGTTCAAACATTACTGATATTATTAAAGAATCATCAGTAGATTGTATCCAAAACAGTCGCGATGATATTCAATTGAATAATAAGTGTTTAAGGTTCTCAAGTAAATTAAATAATGAAGAATCACATTTCCCAGGTATCACTTCTTCGGAGCTGAATCAAATTGATGTCAAACAATTCAAGAGTAATTTCTTACAATATATTAAACCAAATATTTATGTTATTTTAGCAAAAAAGAAAGAAGATGATTCCGATCTTTACATTTATTATACATTAGAAAAAACAAATGATGAAATAGATGTACGTTATGTTAGAGAAAATGGTCTCCAAGTTTGCGATTATGATCCAAAAAATCAACACTTTACATACTACGAATTAAAAGATCATCCTTTAAACGAAAAATTAGGGAATATATTTTCCGTATTTAAAACTGTATATAAGACACCTTCGAATGTTTTATCTAAATTAAAAAAATTAGAGTTTCCATCAATTAAGAAGTTTAAACAAGAAGAGAACATCATAGGTCATATTATAAAATACAATCCGACTGAAAAAATATATTTTAGTCCAATATCAAATACATCAATCATAAAATTATTTGAATATAAGAACTACAAATATAATAATTATTCAACAAAAGGTTTAAATTATGTAATGTTGCGGAATAAGAAATTATTTAAGAGTATTGATTAAAATATATCATATTTTGATTACTGATATTCAATATTTTCATATCAATGTTATTGAAGATTTTATTTGGATGATTCCCACCGATTTTACAGAATATCATATTCTCTTTGATCGCTTCTATTTTTAAAGGATTTGATAATACTTCGATGAGATACATATCATAGGTTTGTATATTGATAATCTTAATCATATCTTTCATTTTAAAATTTCTTGGATCTATTTTCGAACATGTAAAAATGATTATATTCTTTTTAATTTCCATTATATTTATTTTTAAGATATCATTACTAGAAAACTTTACATTTGAGATATCTCTTATATCAATCGATAATTTTCGTAAAGGATATGAAATCTTAAAAATAATATTTTCAATTGGTTCATAGATTCCAACTGTATTATATTCATTTTTAATGATATCTTTTTGTTGTAAATATACTTTCATATCTAATTCTTTAATGATTAATGTTAAAATTGGTAAAGTGAATATATAATTATCCTCGATAGGTATGATAAGTTTTGATAAACTATGTAATTTCTCTGGTTCTATTCCCTCGTTATTTAGATCAATACTATAGTTATACCTTGATGAATTAATACTTGTTCGTTTATTTGATGTAAATGAGACTAATTTTAAATTAGTTTCATAGTGATCTTCTTCATCTAAATCTTTATTTTGTTCTTGGATTTCTTCAATTTCAATATTTTCTTTCGGTTCTTCATCTTCTATAATCGCTTCTATTTTTGTTCCACTTACATCTTTTAATAGATCATCAATACTTGTGCTATTACTCCCCACACTCTTATCATTCGTATCAGGTGTAGGTATAACAATACTTTCTCTTTCTTTCATAAGGTCAGACAATTGTTTTTCACTTTTTTCTGAAGTATCTTCTTCTATTTTCCTGTATCCTGTAAATGGTGTTTTTTCTTGGGATTCATCGTCATCTTCTCCGATAGTATTACTACTTTTATTTTTTTGTATTGTTGTATCGAGTAATACCTTATTGATATCTGAAATATCTACGAAATCATTACTTTCAAAGATATCTTTCATGTCTTGTAAATATGTTTCCTTTATACTTTCATCTCCTTCAATCGTTATATTATGATCTTTTTTAAGGACGTTATTTGCCATGTTAAACATAAAATCTTTATTTATGTCAGAAAAGAATTGTTCATATAAAGACATCTGATTAATTAATTAATCTTATTTTAAAAAAATAATAGATAAACGTATTTAGTTAGAAATAAAAAAGAATTTCCTGAATGCCTCCATCTCTTTATCATTTCTTTTCTTTTGAATATATTTTTTAAAATTCACACCTTTTAACATAGAAACTAAGAAATGAAGGCAATACACACCGCATTCTGTATTCTTGTGTTGATGTCGAATATCATTGTATAAGAAACTAATATCTTTTTCTATTTCACAACATTGTTCTTGTACTCTTTTCACAAATTCAACGACTTCATCTTTTGGTTTTGATGCTAGAGAATCAAAATAATAAATACATGGTTCCCCTTTAATATTCGTCCCCTTTAAATCAATATAAAGAGAGAACCAATGTTCTCCGGATTGATTGTGGGGGTCTGTATTAAACACCATTCCTAAAGAATTTTTTCCTTCTTTCCGTATTTCTTTTATATTCAGTTTACAAAGTTCATCTGAAACACATTTACCATCACTTATTTTTGTATCAAAATCGATTGGATTCGCACCTAAGTATTGAAATTTTGGATAACCATCCTCATATTGTTCCATAACTCTATCTATATCGATTGTAGATAACCATTTATTCGGATTACTTTTCCATTCTTCAGGCATATCGGGTCTAAAACTTTCTTCAAATAATTCATGTTCACGTTGGGTTAATTCATTTTTGATAATCCCAAGACTTTTCCAACATGATTCGGTTTTACAGTGTGTTTCTTTTTTTAAATGTTCGGATATCTCTTTATGCAATCTTTTTTTAGTTTTATAGATTTTAATAGTAGGGTCGTATTTTTTTAATATTTCTGCGATTTTTTTAAGAAGGTTATAGTCTAAACAGGATATATGGTTACCCTTTTTTGATGGAGAGCATTCCCCCTTTTCAAACATTATATATATATTTAAAATATTTAAAAAATATACGATAACGATAGATAAATGGACACAATGTTAGATTCAAAAGAAATAATACTTACAAATATAAATACTATTTTTACAGAATATAATAAGGTGAGAGAAGGAGATAACGAAAAACTTTCAAAATTAGTTAATGAAGTAAAGGAGCTCGGAGATTGTAATAAAAGACTTCTGTCTGAAATTTCAGAAAAGGATAAACTATTACTTGTCAATGATAGAAAGATGAATGATTATGAATCTATGATTAATCAAATCCAAGAAGATGCTATGAAAGAAAAAACAGAAAAAGAAAGATTTGATATGTTAAAAAAACAAGATAAAGAAATTCATGAAAGAGATATTGAAATTCAACGTCTTCAAAAAAAAGTCGATATGTTAGAAGAAAAACTATTATTACTTGATGAAAAGTCTGATGTAAATGATAATATTGTAGAGGTTAGAGATGAAGATACTAGAGAAGGGACGCTTGTTCAGAAAATGAAAAATATTCAAGAAAAACAACAAGATGAATCTGAAGAAGAAGTAGAAACCGAAGTTGTTGATAATCCGGAAGAAGTAAAAGAAGTTGAAAACCCCGATGAAGAAATAGAAACGCCTGTTGTTGAAAATCCCGATGATAAAGAAGAAGGTATTGATGATGGAGAAGAAACTGAAGAACTCTCTGAAGAAGAAGAAGCAGAAGTTGAAATTATAACCTACTACAAAAAAGAATATTATCTAGTCGTGAACGAAGATCCACAAGGCATCTATATGATTGAGAATGGGGGATTAGGAAATAAGGTTGGAGAAGTTAAAGGGGGTAAGAAGGTATTTTATAAATCTTCCAAGAAATGAATATACTGATTATAAAGGGTATTCTCTGTTTTAAAATTAAAATGTTCTCTGAAACCTTCTCTATCATTTTTATAAAATTCCATTAATTCGGGATCTAAATAATTACTTTTACAGATAGTCGGTGTATTATGTAGTTTTATAGAAACATTTTCGATACACTTCTTTAATTCGCTATTTTTATTTTTCATGAGTTCTTTAATAAGTTCTATATTTGCCCCCCATGTTCTAAAATCTTTCGCAGTGAACTTACCAAATTGTTTAAGATATTTATTAACATCCGATGATTTAATATTATAATATTTTTCACCTCGTCGATAAGTAAATATACGATCATTCTTATTTATTGTTCTCTTTTTTTGACGAAGTGTTTTTATAAGTTTCTTATTCTTTACAGTACATACATTTCGAACGTTCTTTTTTCCATTAAAATCAATGACTAATTCATTTTTACTTTTGACTTTAATATGTTTCCCTTGTAATGTAGTTGTTCCGTAAGATCTATTTTTCTTAGAATATACGTCATTTCCGATTCTAAATTGACATTCCATAATTAGTTTAAGAATGATTGCGATCTGTTTATTTTTAGAATCTTTAACCGTATATAAATCATCATTAATCTTATCATTAATTTTGTTGAAATTTTTACCAAATTCTATCATTTTATCAAACTTTTTATAACTTTGTGCTTGTGTGAATTTTTTATTATAAACATACTGTGATCTATTTTTATCATCATAACCAATCGCCAATACCTTTTCATCCTTTTTAAGATTTATCTTGACATTATTGTATGCTGGTGCGATATAAACACCTTTAATAGCTTCTTCAATTCTTTTTTTATTTTTAATTTCTTTATCATTTTTGTCATAATATTTATGATTGTATTTTTTACCTATTTTTCTCCAAATTTTTCGAACGATATATTCATCCATACTATATATAATAGAATTATTTTGTTATGCGGTTTTGACTAATTTAGCCCATTCAGATGGATTGTCTTTATTTGGTGGAGCATCAAGGTATTCCCAATCATAAAACCCACACACATTTGGATACTTTTCTTTTATACTCCGTACTACACCTTCAAAGGAATCATCTGTAAATTGACCCGACATCATACCCATTACAATTTTATTTTCAGGATAACCATTATTGATTATATTTTTGTAGGTCTCGAGACTAAATGATTCATAACATTGACAATTATAATAATCGATTAATTTTCCTTCCTTTGAATTAAATAATTCTTTATAAACAAATCCCCCCATACCAGGTACATCACTCTCCATAGCAGAAGAAACAGGTGCCATACTAATTACAAATTTTTCTCCAAAGTCATCGCGTATTTTACTGATTAGTTTCTTAATATTCTCTATCGTAACCGTTTCTTCAACATCTAGATTGATACCCTGAATCCATGGTTTGGAGACTAAAAATGAACGCAATGTTTCGTAATATACATCAAAATTTGAGAATAGTTCTCGAAATGCTCCACCAGCACCTCCAACCATACATGAAATATGTAATTTATCCTTTGAAAGAGTTTCAGTTTCTTCCCATAATTGTTTAAATTTTTCATCATTTGGTTCATTATCATTTAAGTAAAGCTTGTTATCACCAAAATGTATTGATGATATGATTAAATCTGTCGTAGAGTTTTTATTCTTTAATTTCTCTAAACCTACAAATGTTTGATAGTAATAGATTATCTTCATTTTGTTATTTAATAATATTTTCTCTTTATATAAAAATGAACTATTTTATATATATTCTTATCATTACATTACTTTTCTTAATTTATGTCGAATTGAGTGTGGGTGGGATAGTTTATAGAGTCAACGCATCTGGAAAAAAAAATATTCAATTTGGAAATATCATCCATTATCTTGTAGATCCTCTTCACAATAAGTTCTTGTGGAATCCAAGTCTTTTAGATGTCAATTATGTCTTTGTTTTTCTAGTATCAAGTCTTTTATATAGAAATGTTTGTGATATACCTTAAATCATCACGCTCTCGCACCAGGGTTACATCCACAACAGAAGGTGAGGACAAAGAAACATCCAAACCCTATACAACATCCTAAGAGCCAATCCGCCATCTTTCTTATCAAGGTAGTTTATTACTACATTAGTATAATTGTTCAAATTTAAAAAAATATAATGTTTACCTTTCCCCACTGTATCTCTCACGATTCATCGGGTTTCTCGAACTTGATCTCACCTGTTTCGGCACACTCTGTCCACTTGTTTCCATTCTTTGTCCAAACACTCTTTATTCGTTCTTCTTCACTTCTTGAAACATCAATCATCGGCGCCTTCTCCTGACATATCCGCGTGTAATCAAACATCTTCATATTCCCTTTATTCACCTTCATCTGACAGCAGTATTCCATCATTTCTGGAATCAGACGGTTGACTAGTGCGCATTGACAGACACTGTTGTTGATAGGGACACTGAGTCGGTTTGAGATCGTGTTGTCCATAGGGACACTGGGATCGTTTGAGGTCTTGTTGTCCATCTTTGTTTGTTGTATTATCTTTCAACATATTATTCAAATTTAAAAAAAACTAATCTATCCTATCCTATCTAAATTTTTTTGTCTTTGGTTGGTATCTACAAATTGCTCCTTGACTCGCAGAGAAGGATCGTGTATCTACTTCCCCCAGGGAAATCCATCTCTTCTTCTTCTCCAGCGCAATCTGCCCCTGTATTTCTCCACAGAAGTTCCAGGAAAGGGGCAGTGTCAACCATTCCAAATGGTGTATTTGTCTTCTCCTCATCCATGTATACTGTTATCCGCCCACCGCTCCCGCTGCCGGGTCCAGTGATCCCCTCGCCGAAGACGGCAAGATCCAACTCATCGCCGGTTGCGGTAGACCAGTCTTCTTCTTCATCATCGCTCGTAGGCCAGTCGTCCATCGTGTTACCACTGGCATTCCCCGGGAGGTGTTCACGACCATTCCCTTCGGGGGACACCATCGATATCCCTTCCTTGAATGCGATTGCTTCTTCAATAGTGAGTTCCTTGACAGTCTCCCACACCTTCCCTTCGTGGACGAATGTCTCCTTCTCCTCTTCAGGAGGTGGAGAAGTCCGGTAGTATCCCCACCCCTTTTCACCATTCTTGTGGATGTATCCGTCAACCGCTCCTGCCCAGTCATCCGCCGCGAGGAAAGGGACTCCCCCAGGATCAGGTCCCTCCCCCCTCAGATCCAACCACTCCTCTGTGCTTTTATGTGCCGTCTCCAACCTGGCAGCACGATCCCGCTCGGCGCGGTCTTCCTCGTATCCCTTACTAGGAATACTCCGCCGCCCACGGTCCATGACAGTGTACTCTGGACCATCGCAGTCTTTGATCCCTTCGGTGTTGGATTGAGAGAGTCCTGTTGGGTAGCGGACCCCGTTCACGGTCTGCCATTTCGCGGAGCTCATCTTCGTGTGTTCGTGAGTGTTCGTGAGTGTTCGTGAGTGTTCGTGTGTGTTCGTGTGTTGTTTGTGATACCTAGTCAACACTATTTCAAATTTTAGAAGAAGAGGAGAATCTCCTCCTAGAAATCCTTCTCTGGAGAAAATTTGAAACTCCCTTTGAGAGTCAGCACAAACAAACAAACAAACAAACGACTCACAACTCTCACTCGAGATGCCCGCATACTCTCACATTGGCGTCCCTCGCGACAACAAGAACAACCTCGTCTGGATTCGTCCTGATGGACCCGACGGTGTCCCTCCATCCGTCCCGACCCTACGTTACACCGCGAGGGCAATGCGGGAAATCGCAGAGGTTGAAGACTACATCATCAAACGAGACACGACTCCCGAAGAACTCAACCTCTTGGAAGAGATCAACAACCTTGAACGAGAGATCATCGTGGAGGGGCATGCTGCGCATACCGACTCGTTCTTGGAGATTGATATGGAGGACATGAACAACTTTGAAGACCAGTGTAACATGAAGGAAGCATACCATGCCCTTCTCGCCAAGTCCCCCCAAGGGAAAGGCACTTACCTCTACCAGTCAAGTCAGACGGGTGGATGGGAGTGGACCACCGGAGGTGTGATCGCTAACGAAGCAAGGGCAAGACAATCCAAGTCTGGTCTCGAAGAGGTTGATGACAAGAACCGCATCATGACATCGGTTGAGGTCACCACGAAGGGTCCCAACTACATCCAAGGCAACTCTGAATACGGCAAGGTCTACATCGACCTCAAGTTCACCAAGTATGTCCCTGACATCGGGAAGAAGGTGGACTGTATCATCGGGCTCAATGGATGTGGTGGTTTGCCCTGGAAGTGCTTCCGCATCCCTCAATAAGATAGAAAGAAAAAAGAAAGACAAAAAAAATTCCATCCCTTTTTTTATGAAATTTGAATTTTAAAAGATGTATTTTAAAAAGAAAGAAATATATTAAAGAAAGAAGAGCATTCAAAAGAAAGAAGAAGATGGTCGCCAGTTGCTTCTCAGGCGAGTGTGGGTTTTGCAGTGGTTGTTCGGGAGATGCGGGGACGAAGGTTGTGAAGTATCTTTCCCACAATGAGTTCTACAAGATGAATACTGGGGAAGATCCATCCAAGGAACTGGAGAAGAAGAACCCGAGGGTTCTCTGGCAGGAGATGATGCACTGCTCCGACCTTTACCGTATCCGTGTGGAGTTTGATACCTGGGGGAAGTTTGTGAAGCGTCTACGGAATCGGTGGAAAATTCAGCAGAGGTCTTATGACATGTACAAACCGGATGGTATCTTCTGGGAAATCCGTGGAAGTCATATTGAATTTTTGAAAGGGTGTACAGAGGAAGGGGTCGTCTATGGGGAAAAAAGGTGTCTGAAACCCGACACAAACGATATTGAATCTATTATCGGGGGCAGAGGGGGTGTAGATATCAACGCGATCGCTGGAAAGGTCGTTATTAGGGGAGGGGGACTCTTTGATATAGATGCCCGGAAAAAGCAAATGAACCTCAAAAATGAAGATTATGAAGAATACTTCGATAAGTTTCAAACTTACCTCATCAAAGTAAACGAGAGGCTCAAAGAGTATGGGGTGTCACTAGGTAAGGATTATCGTGGGAAAGTACCAGAGTTTATCAATGTCGGAGATAAAAAGTATGTGTTTTGGGATGATGATAGGGTAATGTGTGATGATCCCGAATGTTCACTCATGGGGCACTGTATGATCCACTGGGATGAGAAGAGTAACTACACTGGGAGTAATCCACCAGAGTATAATTCTTATTACTATGGAAGTGTCATCGCGTCAATTCCAAAATACACACACAATAAGAAACATGAACTCTGTCTCATGTGTGCTCTGAAAGCATCAAACACTGTCAGTATCTAAAGGTGAGGAAGTATCGCGTGGCATTCCCACATATACGTTTTGAAGAAGGAATAAACAGGAGTATCTTCTGGATACATATAAGTTTTTTCTAATTTAGGTAATACTATCTTTAGTTGTTGTTCAGGAGAATATGGTTCATCATGATTGAATATTATTTCTTTATTATTTTTTGTAAGGTAATCATGAAAATCTATCATAAGAGGTGCTAGATCGTGTTGGTAGTACCACCTCCATTCGGGACAACCCTTAAAATAATATTCAAAAGTCCAAACAATTGATTTTAGGTAGTCTTCACATAGTTTTGAGATATCTTTTTCAAGCAACATTTTGATGGAAGGGTCTACGTTGTAAGTGTTGTAGATGTTGTGGGAATAATACATAGTTCGATAATTTTTATGTTTAAAAATGATATCTTCATGTTTTCTAAATATAGTTGGAGCACAATTAATAAAATCATTCAATTCTTTTTCATCCGAATCAATGAAATCTGTAAATGTATACTGTTGAATATCATCAATACTTTTTATTTTTTGAAGGTATTTATTGTATCTATTTCTATTATGATATTCCCTTGAACCTCTTTTTTTGAGTGTTCTATCGATGATATGTTTTTCCCTTTTTGCGATTTCTTTGATAAACATACAAAAATGTTCCATATGGATAGTCAAGTCATCTTCAATAAGGTAGAACATTCCAAAGTGATCTTTTTGTAAATTATTATATGCTTTCTCCAAATAATCCATACCACCATACCTTAAGTTATTACAGGGACTCGGTATAATAAAATCATTTCCAATTAAGAAACAAAAAAATAGATAATCATTAAGAATTTTTTCATCATCAATCTTGTATTGAATTTCTGGATCAACATTTTTAATAGAATCGATGCGGTAATGTTTTAGTAATTTTACGTTTAGATAAATGTAGTTGTCTTGTAGACCTTCAATATTGTATTCAGTCCTTTCTCTTAAAAGATATATATTATGTTTCCTTATCATTGATAACATAATTAGATCCGCATCTAAACCATAGACAACGGATACAGTATCCTTATCCACACATGTATCTAGGAAATCCATTATTTTATGTTCTCCTTCTCCTGGTTCATTCGAATTCGATAGAATGGTTTTAATTTGAAATTGTTTTATTTCATTTTTGAGGAAACTATTTAGTTTTTTCATGAATGATGTTCCTGGGGTAATTTGATTTGTATCCCATATCTTATTTTCTTGTGAAGATTTAAGTCTTCTCTGCCTTTGTTGTTCCATTTTTGTTCGAGGGGCAGGACCATCAATGGCGATATAAATAATATCCTTTACTTCTGTAATTTCAATACATTCGTTTATTTTTTCTAGAATTGCTGAAAACATTTCATTTTCACTTGTTTTTCCAGCACAACAAGGATGAATCGCACAATTCAAATCGAATAGAAGGTTATTTACATGGATTTTTTGTTTTGATTCGGTAATAATATCGGGGTGTTGGGTGATTACATGTTTATAAAATAGTGGGATACCCATCGAATATATAAATATATATACCCCTTTATTTTTATATATTAAAATAAAATATATATAAGAATATATAGAATGGATAATCTTTCAAACCCT